GTGTTGCCAGCGGGTGGGTGGCTGAGACGGCCGGCCGGCCCGAGACGGCGACGCCGGTCTTCAACGAGATCGCCCCGCCCATGGGCGAGCTCTATGCGAACCCGGCGGCAACCCAGGCCCTGCTGGACGATGCCATGTTCGACGTGGAAGCCTGGCTGGCGAACGAGATTGCCATCGAGTTCGCCCGGGCCGAAAGTGTGGCGTTCGTCAATGGAACCGGCATCGATCAGCCCAAGGGCTTTCTGACCTATCCGGTTGCGGCAACCGGAGATTCCGGCCGGCCGTTCGGGACGGTCCAGTATGTTGCCTCGGGCGCGGCCGGTGCTTTCGTTGCGACCAATCCGGCGGATCGGCTGGTGGACCTGGTTCACGCCCTGCGGACACCCTACCGGCAGGGAGCAAGCTGGGTGATGAACGCCAACACGCTCTCGGTCATTCGCAAGTTCAAGGATCAGTCGGGGGCCTTCATCTGGCAGCCAGCGCTTGCTGCCGATCAGCCGGCGACCCTGCTGGGATATCCGGTGGTCGAGGCGGAAGCGATGCCCGACATTTCGGCCAATTCGCTTTCGATCGCGTTTGGCCAGTTCAGCTCAGCCTACACGATCGCCGAACGGGGCGAGACGTCCGTGCTGCGCGATCCCTACTCGAACAAGCCCTATGTCCACTTCTATGCCACCCGTCGGGTTGGCGGGGCGCTGGTCAACAGCGAGTCCGTAAAGCTCATGCGGTTCTCGGCAAGCTGAGAGCTGCGCGAGCCGGCAGTTGGTGCCGGCCTGCAGCCGGCATCGGCATAGCCCCAGTCTGGGCAAATGACATCGGAAGCGGAGCGGAGACGGGCATGACCATATCGCATGTCCAAGTGGAGGCGGATGGGTGGACGCTGCGGGTGACGGGCACCTGGGCGGCGTCAACCTTTGCGGACTTTGACCCCGGCCCCTCCTCTGGCCTGTTCAACACGCCTTCAAACACGGTTGCCGACCGGGCGCTGTGGGACTGGGACACGGCGCGTGTCCGGGTGACGACGACCGGGACGGGCTATGACAGGACGGGCGGGCAGGCAGTTCTGAACGCCACGCGGACGCGGCAGACGGTTTGCCATTGCGTCCGCCCCAACCGCTATCCCGACTGGCCGACCGCGCCACAGCTTTCGAGTTTCGGCCCGTGGCCCGGATACCGCCCCCTGAACCGCCTGCTTGGCGAGGAAGATTTGGGCGGCGGGGTGCGGCGCATCCGCCTGATGCTGCACAAGCCGGTGCTGCCGGGTGAGACGGTCTCGGTCCAGTTTCTCGCCGGCTGGCGGGCGGGGCTTGCCGGGCAGACGATTTCCGCGACGAACAACTCGACTGCGACGCTGCCGGTGCCGAATGTGCGCTGGGCCACCGCGCCCTATCAGGCGGTTCGCGGGGACCCGCTGGCGCCGGCAACATCGTTCCCGGTTGACTTGCTGGTCGGCCATGTCCTGCCCGAGGGCCTGACGGCGATTGCCGGGCTGCGCCTGTGTGCGACCGATGGCACCAACAAGGTGTTTACGTGGATTTCGCCGGGCACATCGGCACAGGCGGATGCCTTGCGTTGCTGGACGGGCAACGCTGACCTGACCGGGTTGAACGCCGGGCCAATCGCCATCCACTGGTCCGCATATCCCTTCTTCGGGCCGGTGCGCCATTCCTCTGGCACGGACCCCGCGACAACTGCGGCCTCGACGCTGCATCCGGGTGCCAACACGAATGATGCAGGCTTTGGCGCGGCTGCCGAAACGCCGCTGATGATCGGCTATGACCCGACTGGCGCGCGCTATGGATATACGACGACCGGCAGCACCTACTGGCGCTATGTCTGCGTTCCGGTTGACCCTGCGGGCACGGCAGCGACGCCGGGCACCAGAGCGGCGGCTGAGGCTGTCATCGGGCTGGGCAATACCGAGGCTGAAGCACGCGCGGCGGCGCTGGCCCTGCCACTGGCGAGCCGCGTGCCGAACAGCAGCGCGGCGCTAACGACACTGGCGCGGCTTCAGCGCAACCTCTCGGCGGCCAATGGCTCGCCGGGCGTCACCAACTCGGCAGGCGGCATGTCCGTTTTCTTTGTCGATGGCGTGCATGTCATGAACACAGCGACAGTCTCGGGCTCGCCCGGTGCGGGCGAACTCTGGCCCATCATCGAGGGCAGCAGCAAGACGGCCTGCACGGTTCAGTCGGCGCTTTCGGGCACCAATCAGCTTGCCTATAGCAACCGGGCCAATTTCCGGAACATGCGCATTGAGCCTGGCCCCGGCTCGCTGAACTGTGCCCGCGCATGGTTCCATAATGTTGATCTGGCGGACCAGGCTGGCCAGACGGCTTCAACACAACATACAACGACGACGCTGGCGGCAAGCCTTGTGCGGTTTTACTACACAGGCGACACGACCATCACGATGGCGAGCCTGTCGTTCGCGCTGGTCAACAACGCGGCGGGCCTTTACCGGAATGTCAGCTTCAGCCGCCAGCTTGCAGGCGTGGTGAACATTGGCTGCACCCGGACGGCCTCAGGCGGCCTGACGCCGTTCATTGTCTACAACTTGGCTGCCGGCTCCTCCAACGCCTGCTTCGAAGATGCGGCCATCTGGAACTGCGATGTGCGTGGCGCAACGGGCGGCAGCGTGTTCGGCGTCAACCTGCCGTCCTACACGGACGGCGACGGGCGCCTGAAGATGGTGCGCCACATGGTCGTCAACTCGGTGTTCGAGCATATCGGGGCGACCGATGCGCCGTCATGGCAGATTGGCGAAAACAACAGCACGCAGCTTGATGTGACCGGCCTGATCTTCGAGGGCCTGACGGTGGTGGGCGACCGGGCCAATCACCACTACAACGAGCCGTCGCCTGTGGATCAGGCGGGCACCTTCAGCCGCTTCAACAGCTACTCCTTCTGTCGGACGGCCAACTGCTACTCCGACAGATGGGCTGGCAAGCACGACCTGTTCTTTGACGGCACCGTCTCGACGCTGCGGGCGAGCCTTGGCGCGGACGATGGCAATCGGGGCCGCCGTTCGCACCTGACGCAAGGGTGGCAGGTGATGTTCGGCCATCTGAACGAGGGGAATGTTGACGCCAACCGCGTGACCTGGGGCCTTGGTGGCAGCGGTGGCAGCGGCCCCGAGGTTCACGGGCTTCGCGCGGTGCTGGGGCCGAACCAGGACCCGGCGCTCAACGCCTCGTGGCAGTGGTTCACCGATAACCGAAGCCGGCTGGGGGCGGATACCGGCTTTGGCAACTATCGCCCGATTGCCTCGGCGCCGTTCCTGGCGGCATGTCGCACGGCGCTGATTGACACGGATCGGACGGGGCTGGCGCGGAACCCCGCCGGCTTTGCGACCGGCGCACTGGAGAGGGTGTCGGCACCCGTGATTGCAGCCGCACAAGCGAGGCATTTGATGTCGGGCGCTGGCCCGGCCCTGTTCGGCATTGGGCCTCAGGCGTCGGCAACGCCCGAATTTGCCACGCATGGGGTTCTTTCGTCGTCTGCGGTGTTGGAGTCGGGTGGGGTGAGGTTGGACCTTGCGCCCGACATGGCGCTCCACGCCGCCCGATGCCTCGCTGTCGCTATTCAGAGCCGTGGGGAAGCGCGTGGAGTGAGGCTGACCTCTGTGCGCAACGAGAGCCGGACGGTGCGTCCAAGCGCCGACTGATGTGGAACCGCCGGTGCTACGGCGCCATGTTGAAGGGATGACATGATGGGCAAGTGGGTTTCAGCGGCCGTACTCGACGGCGCGCTTACGGTTGTCTCGGGTGCGACCCGGATGTTGGCGCTGGCGGGACAACCGGCAAGCTATGCAGCTGCCCTGTCTGGGCGCCTTGCGGAGGCGGTACTGGCGCCTGGCGATTTCAGCTTCACGCCTGGCAATGTTTCAGGCCGGAAGGTTGATGTTGCCGCCAAGGCCGATGTCCCGGTGACCGCTTCGGGTACCGCCGATCATGTGGCCCTGGTCGATGCTGTCTCGGAGACGCTGATTTATGTGACAACCTGCCCCGCGCAGGCGCTGGTTTCTGGCGGAACCGTAAACTTCGGGCCCTGGTCGATCGAGTTCGGAGATCCGCAATGATCGGGCCCGGCGACCGCCTGTCTGAGGGGCAGCCACTGATCGCTATGGGGGCTGGGCCATGTTCCTGAAGGATCCCGGCGCACGGCTGGATTACCGCGTTGACTGGACCGAGCGGCTTCCGTCGGGGGCCATTATCCAGTCGAGCAGTTGGACATCGAGCCCTGCGGGCCTCGACTTGTCGGGGGAGTCCCTTGCCGGACCTGTGACGCTTGTGTGGGTTGCCGGGGGGTTGCCCGGCCATCGGTACCGCCTGGTCAACCATGTACAGCTTTCGGATGGAAGTGCCGATGAGCGGACCGTCCTGCTGCGGGTGGAGGAGCGATGATGAGCCAGGATGCGAGCCCGCCCGATGTCGTGGCAGTACAGGAGCTGAAGGCCTATCTGCGGATCGACGGAGAGACAGAGGATTTCCTGCTCCATGATCTCCTGCGGAGTGCGACGTCGACAGTCGAGCAATGGCTTGGACAGTTGCTGATCAGTCGAGATGTGGAGGAGCGAGCGCCCATCTGGGGACAGACGGTGCGACTGGCGATGGCCCCTGTCCATTCCGTACTCGCCGTGGCCATTGCAGCCACGGACGGTTCATTCCAAGCGCTGGACCCTGGCGAATGGATGATGGTGAGACTGCCGGGCGATGTCACCTGCATTCGGCTGGCGGGGCATACCGACAATATTTCCGAAGTTCGGTATCGCGCGGGCTTGGCCGATGACTGGAACGGTGTTCCGGAGCCCATCCGCCTAGCCGTCTTGCGCACTGCCGCGCATTTTCACGGTTCTCGCGATGATCCGGCCGCGCCGCAAATGCCGGTTGTGATCCGCCAGCTGCTGGAGCCATTTCGAATTCGGCACATTGCATAGGGAGGCGGCGATGGCGGGTGAATTCTCGGGCCGGCTGCGACAACGCATCCAGCTTCAGCAGGCTGATGCATCCGTGCCCTTAGCCTGGGCGCCGGTCTGCCAAGCCTGGGCCGCACTGAGTCCCGAGGATCGTGGGACCCTATCTGCGCTGGACGGCGACACCCGGGTGACAGCGCGGCGCTGGCGGATCCTGCTTCGCAGCGAGACCAGGGTTTCGCTCGACATGCGGGTTCTTTGGCGCGGCCATGATCTGCGGGTGACGGGTGTTCAGGCTGATCCGGACGCGCCGGATCGAACTGTGGTGCTTGCCGAAGAGGTTGGTCGATAACCGCGCGGGGGAAGAGCGATGATGGAGGAATGCCTTGCCCTTCAGCGATGGCTGACAGCGGGCCTGCAGGCGGCTGGCATGAAAGTGCATGACGTACCGCCGGGGGACGCGCTGCCGCCCTATGTGGCCCTTGGACCTGACAGCACCACCGAATGGAGCTGGAAGGGCGGCGGGGGGACTGAGCATCGCCTGGTTGTGACCCTTTGGTGCGGGCGGGAGGGCATGCAGCGCACCAAGGCGATGCTGTCGGAAGTGGAGGAAGTGATCGGCAGTCTTCCGCGGACGATAGACGGAATCCGGATCGTGACCCTGCGCGTTCTGCGCGGGCAGGTGAAGCGCAATCCCAAGAGCTGGACCGCAGGCCGGCTGGAACTGCTGGTCAGGACTATCAAGGAGACCATGTGAT